AGAAAGACCAGCAAGAACAAGAACAATGCACAGGGCAGCACAGCCCCAACAGCTGCCCCAGACCTGCCCTGGATGCGGTTTGCCTGCCCTACCATGCGCCACCGTCATTGCTTGGGGGCAACTCCCGCTCAAGCTCTGCATGGCAGTTGATGATTCTCTGGCCGTTGGACTTGATGACCTGCGCACCCAGCCCCGTGGCCCGTCGGTAAAACTCAGCCGCGGCCACTGCCTTGCGCCCTCCTGCATCACACCAGCTCTTGTAGAGCCGGTAGACAAGCGCGCGGGGCCACCAGTCAGCCCGAGGCGTGCCAGGCGGGAGCAGTTGCACCGCATCAGCCCAGAAGGCGCTGACGCTGTCACTGATGGTCTCCCACTCATGCAGCATGGCTGAGTGGCAAGCGGGCAGCGTGTAGCCCCTGCCCCCCTTGCCTCCTGTGTCGATGAAGGCCCGCATAGCAAAGCACACAAGGTCTGGCGTCTCTGTCAGCAGGGCAGACAGCACGTCCCTGTCATGCTCGGTGCCAGCAAACACGCGGTCATACTGAACCACCAGCCAGCGACGCCAGAAGCCGGTGTTGGCTCGCACGGCCACGGGCAGACGGTTGCCCGCGTACAGATGCCCAGCCCTTGGGTGGATGGTGTAGCCATCGCGTCCCTTGCGCTCCACACCCATCCGCCCACCGGTGATGCTGCTCTTCCAGGCCCCAGCATCCTTGATGGGCTCGGCTGGCAGGTCATCAACCACATTGAGCAGCGCGCCATCAAGCTGGGCCGAGGCAAAGCGGTTGACGCCCATATCCTGTGGCGTGACGGAGGCGACGGCTTGAGGCTGGCACCAGCGGGTCAGCAACTCGATGAGCGTGCTCTTGCCCGTGCCCCCTTCCCCGTACAGCATGACCGCCCGCGCCATCATGGGCGCCATCCCAAGCAACGAGGCCCCAAGAAACTCCAGCACTGCCCGCTGTCTTGCTTCCAGCTCAGCCGCGCCATGGTGGCCCCACCAGTCCAGGCAGACCTGCTGAAACTCAGGGCAGACCGTGCCAAGGCCCTTTAGGTCAAGAGGCATGCCACGGAATGCAGTGGGCAACACGCGGGCAGCGCGCACCCGCAGGCTGGGCGAGGGTGGCACCGTCTCCCAGGTCAACCGACCAGGCGCTTCCTGCGTGACCCGCACTGCTTGGTCCCGAAACTGGCAGAGGCCCGTCAAGCAGTCCCGTGACTCAGGCCAGAAGGTCCCATCAGTCTCTGGCCGTGCCAGCTTGCTGCCAACCAAAGCGATGGCCCCGCGAAGCTTGGCATTGCTGAGGTTCAGGCGCTTGTGCTTGGCCGTCCCATCCTCCCGGACTCCAACCAGCACGTTGGCCCCTGCCACCACAGACAGCAGCTGCACCATCAAATCAGTAGACAGGCGCACCCATCCTCGTGCCTCTGGTTGCCATTGCCAGACCTCCCCGTTGACCTTGGCTGAGTGTGGCCCCAACCAGCAACGGTGGAACAACTCGGCAAGCTCAGACTCATCCCCGCGCAGCAGATGAGACCCGCGACCATCAAGGTTGGGCAAGTCTGCCAGGGTCTGGGGCGCATTGGGCGGCGCGTACTTGCTCAAGTCGATGGCATCAGGGGCAAGGTTGACCCCAAGGGCCTCGATTAGTTTCCGTCTGCTCATGTGACCGCCTGGAGGTAATCGTAAAGGGAGGCAGCATACCCGCAGGACTCCCTATGGTTGCACTGTACAAACCCAGCCCCACGAGGGACCAGCGGCCACCACACCGAGGCCCGCCCACACTGGGGGCAAGGGCACTTGCGCGCCAACTCTTCTGACCCGCTGACCATGACAACGCCCCCGGCCAGGTCCGCTCCCCGTCTGCGTGTGTCGGTATCTGAGCGGCACAGGGCGCGCGCTGTCCGGTCTGCGGCGCTCTCCTCATCGTGGCGCTGGCGGGCCTTGGTCCGCGCTTGCTCTGCTCGTCTTCGGCGCTGCTCTTCCCTCCAGGCCCACTCACGCGCCTGAGCATCGCTTAGACTCTGGGCGTGCTCATACAGGTCCAGCAACTCACCGGGCAGTTGCTCAGCTTGGTGGGGTCCGCCAGCGCCTTGGGCTGGCAAGTAGTAGGCCCTGCTGGGGTCGCTGCAGGCTCGGTCTGCCCCCTTGCCCTGCTCCTGCAACACGTCACGGTAAAGCAGCGACCACCACGCACCAGGGACAGGACGGGCAAGCGGAAGCACCACGCGACAGCGCGGGGCCTGCTCGGTGTGGCTCCAGGTTGTGTAGCCAGCACGCGCCAGCCCTTGCCACTTGCCAAGCGCCTCACCCAAGGGCAGGGCTGCCTCATCATCGTAGTCCAGAACCAACGCGCTGACGTGGGCCACGTTGGCGGCCACGCGTCTGGGCTCATCCAGCTGGACAGGAGACCACAGCGGGCAGCGTTCCAGCCGTCGCTGCTTGTCCCCGTCAATCAGACGGAACCGCCCCAGATTGCCCGCCAGCTTAGGCCACGAGACCGACACCCCGATGGGCGAACGGGCAGCGCGGGTGTGGGGGTAGTAGGTCACTCGCATCAGGCCTAAAACAACCCGATCTGGGCGCTGCCTTCTTCTTCAGCCAAATGCTTTGCATTGTGCTCAAAATAGGACTGCTTCAGCTCCACACCCACATACTTGAGACCTCGCTTGAGAGCGCCCACCCCTTCTGACCCAATGCCACCAAACGGAGACAAGCAGACCTCTCCAGGGTTGGCATACATCAGGCAGAGCCGGTCAATGACATCCAGCTGCAGCGGGCACATATGGCGCTCATCATCCTTGCCACGAGCCATGCGAGCGTTGAGCGTGTTGCGCTGGTCAATGTCAAACCAAGCATGATGCAGATGCCTCAGCTTCCGGTCATTGTCTGTGCTGTTACTGCTCCAGATGGGCGATGCAATCTGCTGCCAATCATCAAGCGGGAACTGCTCAGGAGTGTGGCTGACGTGCTTGACGTGCTCCTCCTCCTGCTTCGTGATTGGTGGACGCTTGAATAGCAGCACATAATCAGGGAAGCCCATCCGGTTTCGGGTGCTGTCCTGCTTGATGTTCTTGTAAAGAAGGCCGTGGCTCTTGGTGCGCTGCATCTCGGTCACTGGGTCTTTCCAGATCGTAAAGCGCCCGTGGTAGTGAAATCCTGCAGCAGTGTGAGCCCGGATGACATCACCAGAGAAGTCACGAATCCCAATGAATCCCTCCTTGCTCTTGCGAGCTGGCAGGTCGCTCACATGCACTGCAGCAATGCGGCCAGGTCGCATCACCCGAAACATCTCCGTCAAAAGGTGCCCGTAATGCTCTGCAAACTGCTCATCGCTGCTGCAGTTGCCCATGTCGCGTTCACTCTCTGAGTAGATGAAGAGGTCAGCAAAGGGCGGGCTGTAGACGGTGAAGTCTACCGAGCAGGCAGGCATCTGCCGCACTACCTCCACGCAGTCACCGTGATACAAGGTCCAGTTTTCGCCATGGCGAGAATCAAGACAGCGGATGGACATTACAGGCTCCCGGTCAGCCACGCAGGACAGCGGGCAATGTGTGAGGGTTGGTAGGTTTCTTGGGCGTTGGCTGCCAAGGCAGCCCGACGAGATGCAGCAAACATGGCGCACTTCATGCGCGTGTGGCCATCAGCCTTGCGGCGGATGGCAGTCCACATGGCTGCCTCAGTCTTGGACATCACAACGTGAGCGTGGACCTCACGCTGCTGCCCGAATCGCCACTGACGGCGCACTGCTTGATAGTAGGCCTCATAGCTGTAGCTACCGCCAACAAAGGCCATGCGGGCAGCGTGCTGCCAGTTGAGACCCATGGCAGCGATCTTTGGCTTGGTGACAAGCATCCCGCCCTTGTCAACAAAGGCCAGCAGTCGCTTGGCCTTTTCCTCTGGCTTCATGGAGCCCCGCACGTCTACAGCATCGGGCAGCGCCTCCATGACAGCATCTTGCTCGTAGTCCGTCTCGCACCAGATAGCCCAGGGCTCATCTGGCTCACTCTTGACCAGCGCAGCCAGGTAGCGAGCACGCGCGCCAGCGGTCAGCCTCTTCTCCTTGTGGACGCTTGTGGCGCTCATATCTGGCACCCGAAACAGCATGCCATCATCGCGGTTGCTTGTGATGTCGACGCTGACGTGATGGAGGTGTTCATGGAGCTTCGGCAGGTCATACCCTGCATCCTCGAAGTCACCCATGTCAGACGGTTGCCCAACCATGCGCGCCCAGGAGGCTACCCATCGCCAAAAATCCTGCACAGCGTGCCGCTTGAGTCTCCAGGGCTGCACAACGCATCCAAGGTCATTGACAAACCACCTCGCACGCATGATGGCTTCATCCATCAGCCCCAGAAACTGTGAATGGTTGCCAAGCTCGGTGTGGTCGTTCGGTGCTGGCGTAGCAGTGCAGGCCAGGCGATACGGGGTCTCAGCAAACGTCCTGATCAGCAGGTTGCGTGTTCGCCCTTGGTGATTCTTGAGAATGCTGCTCTCATCCAGGACCACACCACTGAAACGGCTGCAGTCGAACCGGTGCAGCTTTTCATAGTTGGCAATGCTGATGGGCTGGTCACAGTCACCATCCACCACAGCAGCACCATCGATCCCAAACTTCTTGGCCTCCCGCTCTGTCTGATGAGCGACTGCCAACGGGGCCAACAGGAGCACTGGCTTGCCTGTCTCCTGATAGACCTGCTCAGCCCATGACAGCTGCATGAAGGTCTTGCCAAGCCCAGTGTCTGCAAAGATGGCAGCGCGCCCGAGGTCCAGTGCCCATTCTACGATGGCCCGCTGGAAAGGGAAGAGCGCATGATGTTTTACATCAGCTTTGAAGCCTGATGCAGCTACATGCCTCCTCTTGCTGTCAATGAAACTGCTATAGCTCATCGTTGGTTGTCCTCTTCGTTGATTGGTAGAGATGTGGGTGCTTGCCCTTTCCAGCGGCCCTGCGCCTGACGCCAATGACCTCCACAAGCCCTGCAGCCTTCAGGTCAGCAAGTGCCTGCTGCACAGTGCGCAAGGCCATGCTGCTGCCATCTGCAAGCTCTTGAGCTGTGAAGTCGCCCGAGGGGAGCCGGTGCTGCAGCCAGTTAGCGGCGCAGCCCTCTCGGATAGGCTTCGAGCTGTCCAATTCGTCTGCTGCCTCATTCAGCAGCGCCGCTTCCGCGTGTTCCCATTGGGCCAGAGCCCTGAGTCTCTCAGCCAATGTGGTCATTGTTTTGCTCCAGCTCACGGAGTTGGACTGTCAGCCGGTCCACCCTGCGGCGCATGCCATGCAGGGCGTTGGTTGCCGCGTCACGCTCCTTGCGCAGTCGCTGCCGCTCAGCTTCCATCAGTGCAAGGTC